AGCTTCAGGAATTAATGGACTTCCTCTTCTTGCTCTTTCTTCAGCTGACCTCATTGCTTCTGTTGTTGTTGCTGATGCTGGAACATAAGTGTCTGATGGGTAATATGCTGGAGAGTCAGCTCCATACAAACCTTTTGCTTCATCTAAACCATAGGTTATGTATGGCAAGATAGCAGGGTCAATATTTTGTGTGGTTTCAGTTGTCTGACCACCACCACCACCACCCTTATATTCTCGCAATCCAGTAACAGGATTTATTGTCCCTGAACCACCATGTGCTCTTAAAAGGTTAGCTTCCCATGTATTGACATGAGCAAGTTCGGTATCTCCCTCTCTGCCTAGTTTGCCTAAATCTTTAGCTAACCAGTTATATAACCATATTTTTAACTTAATCATTCTAGTTTCAACTCCATTAATTGATATTTTTTTTCGTAACCATACAGCCTATTCCATAACCTAGCTATACTCTCGTATTTAGTAGACCCTTGTATTGCTGTACCACCATGATGTTTGACCCATTGTTTAAACTGCTCAAACCCTGCTTTAGTATTTTTACCACCTATATAAGTAATATAAGCAACCCTGTCGTTAGGATAGTTAATCCATTGAACAGTGACAGCTACATAGCACTTATCTTCTTTCATTACTAAAAGTAATTGTTGTTGACCTTGCGTTACTAGCAGTTTTAGTTGGTCTGCTGTAAATTCGTTGTTACCTTTGTCTAATGCTTTTTGTAATAAAGGTTCAGCAAGATACCAAAATCTTTGCACTTGATTCGTAGGCACTACATAGAGTTTCATAAAATTTATCCAACAATGATATAATCATATGTTACATCAGTATTAGATGTATTTCTATGCCCTATAATAAAACTACCTTTGGCTTTTGTTTTAATGTATGTATAATCTGACTCTGCTGCTGCATTTGCAGTTCTTGATGACAATACAATAATTGAATCAAATCCTGCTCTTTCATTACTAACAGTAGTTTCTGTTACTGATGTTGCTAAAGTAAAAGTGCCACTGTTATTCGTTTTGCCATTCATAGCATTATTAACCACTTCTGCAACTGCTCTAGGGTCACCACCTTGATATGGAAGTGTACGATACATTCTAGGCATTATCTATTACCTTGTGGTTTTAAGTCTACATCTACAGCCATTGCTGTTGTCCAACTTCCTGTAGGTTGTACATTAAACCGATGATACCTACCTGCACTCCTTAAACTACATCTACCCTCTATAGTCGCTGGTACAAATGCACTAAACTCAATGTTGTCATCTAATTCTCTACGACTAGCTACAGCTACTTGTGCTGTTCCGTTATCTATTTGTGGTCTTGCTAGTGTTGCGACAGAGTTGTAACCAACTTCTACATCTGTTGTAATTAATTGTGGAGTTATGGATGTTCCTGTAAAGGTTACAATTTTATCTTCTTTTGCTCCAGAAAATAAGAATTTACCGCCAATAAACAATCGTGAATCTAGTGATGCAGGCATAGTATCTATATCTGTATAACCTAAACTTGAACCTAAACTTTCTAATGTCTCACCTAATGTAGCAATAGTACCAACGACATCTGATGTTGTTTCAGCTCTTGACCATTTTTTTAACTGCCAGTTGTAAATAAGTATTCTTCTGTTTCCATCTACATCTGCATAGTTCCATACAACAAGGTTTTTAACTGGGTCTACAGCAGCACTCATTGTGTTTAATTTAGTTAAGTCCGCTCTACCAAAAAACCATCTATCTACTTTTTCTAATCCTATGTTTGTTACTGTTTGTCCATCTGTGGAATACCATCCATCATCTGCCAAGAAGAAACTAATGTTTCCATATTGAGCAACAGAATGACCTTCTAAACATCCTAATCCATTAGATATAGTATCAAACTGAAAGAATAATGGAGAGCCTACATAAGATGCTCTTACCACAGATTTTTCTAAAAATATGACACCAAACTCACCACCTGTTATTGCCTGTACATTACCGCCATCTGCAATAATTTGATAATCACTTTGGCTTGTACTGCCAGAAACCCAATCAGTTTCATCATTAATGTCTGACCATTGTACTTTGTCTGGATTTGTACCTATGCCTATGTTTCCTGCAAAAACAAAATCACGAACTATTGCAATGTCTTTAGCTATAGGAGCTGCGGATGCTACATCTGCCCATACTGTTGATGTCCCTATGGTCCATGCTTGTATTCTAGTATTGTCATTACAAGCTAACACGACATTACCAAACTGTTCAAATCTCCAAATACCATTACCAGCATATCCACCTACTTTAGATACATCTGTCATTGCAAGAGTACCAATATTTAATTTAAATATTTTACTTGTAGAGCCACCAAACACCTCTACTGTTGGTCCAAATTTTGCAACAAATACACTATTAAGATTTTCACTAGCAGCGTTAGAAAATTCTTCTGCACTAGGAAAAGCTCCATAACCAATTCCTACAGGAAATACATTTTTAGCATCATTTAAACTACCTGCATTTGCTGGTTGGTCTGGTAACCAATCTGTAAATTGTAATCTTTGTATTGTCATATTATAGTTTCATTATGTATGCAAGAGCATAGTAAGGAGGTAAGTTAGCATTTGTTGCTGAAGTACCTGCTGATGCAACTGATACAGTATGGTTGTGAGTACCACTACTACCGATAGATACTGTGTGTGCGTGTGCATTTGCAGCATTAGTGTTATAAGAAGAACCAAAAGTACCAGTACCTCCAAGAATCCCTGGATTAGTAGCCCCAAACCCAGTATTTACAGTTTGAATAGAATGTACATGAGCTGCTACAGTATTTGTTGTGCCTGAATGTGTATGAGCTCCAGTAGTTGATGTAGATGCTGTGTGGGTGTGAGCTGGTAATGTAGCAGTAGCAGAACCACCTGTATTGTTTGGACTATAAGTGCTTCCTGCACCAACAACAAATCTATTTCTTAAATCAGGAGTTCCAGAACCCCCATTACATAATGCCCAACCACTAGGAATAGTTCCTACACTACCTGACCATAATATAATCATTCCAGTAGTAAATGAAACAAGAGATGTCCATGTAGGGGTTGCTGACGAACCTCCTGATGTAAGTAGTTGCCCATTACTACCAGTTGCTCCATCCATTGTTAATGAACCAGTTACATTTAAAGCACCCGTAGTTGCAATTGCACCTCCTGTAATAGCTACAGCACTAGAGCTTTGTGTAGACATAGTGCCTAAAGATGTCCAAGTAGGAGTCACTGCTGAACCTGAAGAGGTTAAAACTTGCCCTGCTGTTCCAGTAGCTGCATCAACAGTAAATGAACCTGTTACATTAAAAACACCTGAAGATGTTATTGTGCCAGAGCTAGTCCAACCATCTCCACTAGACCCATCTTGCCAATTTTTAATTTGTGCCATTGTTTCACGAATAGCATTGTTAATTGTGCTGGGAGGACATCCTTCATTTATGTTAATAGTGTTAATGTCAGTATTGTTAGCTGCAACACTATCCCACTGCGATACTTTAGTTTTTGCCATGTTTTATCCTTGTCGTTTCCAATCGTTAGTTCCTGCTGTTGAGTCTGTCCATATGTCACTACCTGCCGATACTGCTGACCATGTATTTTCTTCTACGGGTACATCAGTCCATTCTTCACCCAGTATTGTTCCTAATGCTGTTAATGTTCCTACACCTGTTACAGAAGCATTTGCGTGTCTAACTACTGTTGAAAGTATTTCTAATGTAGCAACACCTTCTACACTTGCATGACCATCTACTACTAATCCACCTAAAGCAGTTAGCGTTGCAGTTCCGTTAATTTCACCTTGACCAAATTTTATTGATAAAGCTTCAGCAGTAAGTGTAGCTACCCCACTGATACTTGCATTAGCATAAATAATAGAACCTGATAGAGCGACTGTTAGTGTTGCACGACCACTAATATCACCACTACCAAATGCGACATAAATACCATCAGCTGTAACAGTAGCAGTTCCCGTAATAGAACCTGTTGCATTATTAACAAGACCACCTAATGCAGATACAGTGGCTACACCACTAACACTTGCATCACCAAGTCTTATTCTTAATCCATCTGCTGTTAGTGTTGCAGTTGCACTGATAGATGCAGCAGCAGTTCTTTCTCTTAATGCACTAGCTGTAACAGTTCCTACACCCTCTATCTGTGCAGCACCTGTTTTTACTATAGTGCCTAGTGTAGAGTATGGACTTTGTGAAAATGCAGAAAATCCGTACATTTACTCTGCTTCTTCTGGTGTGTTACCTTCAGATACCCAAGCTACATATGTTTGGTAGTCTGTGTTAGCTTTGTCTATAGGAATATAAGCATTATCTGATAATCTAATAATAAGGTTAGAAGGGTCTCCTTGAGTTGTGTCTTTTACTAATTTATAATTTTCTGTAGTCATAATTAAAGCTCCGCTGTTGCTGTTGAAATAGCTAAATTCCAGTAAACATTTGCAAGACCTGTTCCAACATATTGTGCTGTTGCATAATCTACACTTGGACTATATAGATTAATGGCAGCAATGTTACCTGATGATGAATAATTCCATGACATTGTTGGTGCGGCTCGCATAGATACT